AAGCGAATTGGTGTGCTCAATCGCCTGTTGAAGCGCCACCTGTGCCTCGACCGAATCTTTCTGCAACCGCGAAACCCACGCAGAACGCTCCGGGTCAACACCAAAAATCACGGTTTGCAGCTTGTCGAACAGTTCCGCAACCTTGGCCCAGCCCGTCGAAACGCGCTCCGCTGCATATAGCGCGGCAGTGTAGAGAACCGAAAAGCCATTCCGAACGGTCCAGACGCCATCGGCAAGAAACCCAATAACCTTGATTGCAATCTCAACGGCTGCTTGAATTTCATTCGCAAAGCCGCCGGTTTCTTTAATCAAATCGGTGAACAGCTTTGCAATGGCTTCAAGGACAGGCGCAAGCTGTATCGCAAGCTGATTTGATATAGCCTCGGTAACAATTCCGATGCGCTCCATCGCGTCGTTGGCCCGCTCGACAGCCGCCGCCTGCGCTGGCGTGAATGCAGCGCCTAGTTCCGCAAGTTCGGTCTTTGCGGCGCGGATCGCATCGCCGCCCTGAATCATAAGCAGGGCCATTTCGCGCGAACGGACGCCCAAATCCTGTAGTACGCGCGACGCCTCGCCTGCGCTCAGGCCCATTTCCTTGACGCGATCCGCAATAGCCGCAATGCGCTCATCAGCATCCATGCGGCCAAGCTCCGCCGCATTCAGGCCAAGCGCCTTGATCGCATTAGCAGCCGGTGTGCCCTCTGTCCGCGCATCAATAAGACGGCGGGCCATCATTTGGAGCGAGGTATTAACGCCCTCGACGGAAACGCCCGCATCTTTACCGGCGAATTGAACAGCGCGAAGTCCGTTCGCGGTCGCATCCATAGACCGCGCCAGCTTGGCTTGACTATCGACAAAGCTCAGGCCCTTCATGGTCAGGGCCGTAATTGCAGCGCCTACCGCCGCGAACGCCGCAGCGCCTACCGCCGCGAATTTCTGAACGCTCATGGTGGACTTATTCAGCCCACGGTCAAGGCCTTCCGTATCAGCGCCGATTTTTACCTTGAGTTCAGGAAGTGCCATTCAGATAAGCCTTCAATTCCTCGACATCTTCATCCGTCAGCTTGCCCGCATGTTTCTTTTCGGCTGGAGCTCGCCACTCAAGCTCGGCGTAATATTCAGGGATTGTCATGCTCCAAAATTCGGAAGGCGATAACCCCCATGATCGGGCCGCAAGAAACATCTCAGTCCAGTTAAGCGGCGCTACTTCTTCAGCTTCTTTCTCGGTTCCGGTGCCTCGTTTTTTTTTGCGTCGCGGCCCTGTGGCATGATCGCCTCAAACAGAACCGAAAGCAGGCGCTCGACTTCGGCTTGATCGCCCGTCATCATTTCCTGACAAAGCGAATCCTCATCCACGGTCGCACCAGCGTCCTTAAGCAATTCGGCAAGGACAAAAGCCGCCTCAGACATACGAGGCTTGTTCTGACCGAATGAATAGATCATCGCCAAAATGGACAGGTCGCCCTTGCCCTCGATCCGGCGAAGCAGCTTGTTGGACGGCGTGATTGTGTAATCCTTGCCGCCCCAAGTAATCGAGATTTCCCGAAAGACGCCGGACATTAAGCGTCACCCGTGTAAGTAACCGTACCGCTCGACTGGATATTGGCCGTGAACGTCACTGCGTCGGCCTGCTCGCCACCAAGCTCAAGGCTGCTGATAAACCAGTCGGCAGTGAAGTCGCCGATGCCATCAATCTCAACGGTGTAAGCGGAAATCAGGTTGGATGCCATGACGGCCTCGATCAGCACGTCATCGACGATAACGCCCTCGACCGTGGCATCCACAGACCGGACACCGGCTTCGGAAAGCATGGTGCGCCAGCCAAGGTCATCCTTGTCGGTAATATCGACCGGCTCATTGTTGATCGTGAGATTGTCAGTCCGAGCCCCGGCAATCGCGGTGGAGCCCTTCTTGATGCGCAGCTTGCGGCCAGAGAGTGCAGCCATTTGATTTCTCCTTTAGAGCCCGGCCACCGGGCCGAGAACGTTTGAGGTCACTTCGATTTCGCCATAAGCCGTTGTGGCCGTAACAACCACGCGGATTGTGTTGCCGACCTGAGCCGTCGCCAGTTGGTATGTCGCGCCGGTTTCAGTGCCAATGTTGGTCCAACCATTGCCGTCATTTTCCTGCCACTGACGGGCAATAGACGGGCTCCCAAGCCATGTGCCATTCGTGACCGAAAGCGTCTGGCCTTCGGTGGGTGTGCCGGAAAGAACTGGAAGGCCGGTATTAACCAGCGCGGCGATGGTCGATCCGCTTTCAATGTTAGCCGTAAAGGTCACGGCATCAGCCTGCTCGCCTGCAAGTTCCACAGACGACAGGAACCAGTCGCCGTTGAAATAGCCGATATTGTCTAACGCTACGGTATAGTCATCGAGAAGCGCGGTGCCATCGGCGGCAACCTCAATGAGCGTATCGTCTTTCAGGACACCTTCGACCGTCGCGGACAGGGACCGCACACCGGCCTCAGCGAGAAGCGTCCGCCAGCCGTTATCGTCCTTGTCTGTAATGTCCACAGGCTCCGAATTGAACGTGACGCCATCGGTCCGGGCCCCGACAACCGGAACCCCGTCTTTCAAAATCCGCAGCTTTCGTCCCGACAGTGCCATTTGTGCAACTCCTGTGTGGCCTTTATATCACACTATCGCGTCATAAATCACGCGAAATAGCATGAGAGCCCGCCGCGTTTCGCCGTCCGCTTCCATGTTGAAAGTCGCGGTTTCCATGTTCGTGTCGATCCACGCCGCCCCGGTGATGGTCAGGGGCTGGCGATGCAACAGCGCGTAAACGCTATCCGCCAGCCCCTTGACCTGCCCCCACCCCCCGGCGCGGGAGTAAATATCAACCTGAACGAGCCCGGACGCGCCGAGCCCGGTCTTGGTATCCCACGGGCTGAAAACGTCCGCCCCTATTACACAAAACGGAAAGCCCCCCGAAGCATCGGCTACCTGCGGCACGTCCGAATAAAGCCGATTCGACAACGCCGCCATGAACGCCGAATTGGCGCTCAGCTTCGTATAAACCGCCTGTTGGACCTGAAACGACTTCATCGGTTGATAAGCCTCGACAGCGCCCGCTCAAGCCGCTCCCTGAACTTGGGCCGCGCTGCCTCGCTGGCCGGAAGCCATGCAGGACGCTTGGCAATTCGGAGAGTGCCGAACTCAAGCCATGCGCCATACTCAACCTGNGTATCGACCTCAGCCGATCCNTGNGCCACTTTCTTGTACCGAACGGAACTCGCCAGCCTGCCCGTATCTGTAGCCGGAGGCTCGCCGGGAGCCGACGCCCGATGCGTCCGGCGCGGGCTGGATTTTTTATAGACCCGGCCCGTTGGAGTGCTGCGCTGATACATCTTCACAATGTCGCCGCGAATCTCGATACCGGTCGCCTGCACTACCTTGTCAATTTCGCGCTCACCATCCGCGCCGAATTTTTTGAGCGCTGCAATAAGCTCTTTCTCGCCTTCGATTCGGATTGCCTTGGTCATGACGCAACCCCAAACTCGACCTCAATTTCAAGCCAGCGGTTTTTCATTTCCACGTTGTTGATAAACCGGATGTTGGCAAACCTGCCGTCAATCTGAATGCGGTCCGCCTCTAGCAAGCCAGAGAAATAGCGAACCACAACCTTCCATCGGGACTGCGCGTCAACACGATTGGACAGGAACCGCTCAAAGCCGCTCGCAGCCTTTACATAGGCCCGCGTTGGGCTGCCAGGTAGCGCCGACCATGTTTCGGTCCATCCGCCAGCACCGTCGGGCGACTGCGATTTACGCTGAAACACAACCGGCGTTTTCAGCATCCCCGCGTTGTAATCGCCGCAACATGCCATCAGCCCATCAACCCGTCATAGAGTTTGAAGCCCGCCATGATCGACCTGGACACCTCAGGCATGGCACAGGCTTCGCGGCATTCATACATCGCTGCCACGTGCTGCTTGATGCCCTGAATGATCGGCTCCGGGGTCGCAGCATAACCCGCCACGTAGCGCACCTTGACCGCCGCCCTGTCCCGCAGGTTTTCCGGCCACGTAACACCATCGTTGAGAAAGACCCTGCCACTCGGCCCATCAAGTTGGTAGTTAGCCGAATTGAATGTGCTTTCGGTGTTGGCCCGGTCGAATGTCTTAATGCTCGTAACCGA